TGCCAGTATCTGCATCGCAGATTACGACCGGCGCTAAGTCTTTCGGCGTGCGCGCATGGAACGTCAGCGGTCGCGCGAGTTCCAGCGTGGTCGCGCCATCGGCAAGGATGCGGACGATCGTTCCTACATACCGACGCGTACCGGCATCATAAGCCGCCACGACTTCGGGCAGCACGACGTTCAGTGGCTCGCCCGACAGCCGCAGAATGCGCTCGTTCCCGACTGCGATGTACTCACCTGACGGGATCACATCACACAGCCGGCCGAACGCGCCAGAATTGATCCAACCGCGATAGAGCGCGATCAGGGCGTCAAACCCGTCTTGCGCATCCGACGCGCGTGGTTCCCGCCCGCTACCAACGCGGCCCAGCTTCTTGAGAGCAAGGGTTACGATGGAGCGGGCGGTCGCCATCAGGCCTCTTCCGCCTCGTCAGCGGCTGCATTGGCATCGGCCATCTTCTTCGCGAGGCGACGCCGCAGCGTTTCCTCGCTCGGATTGCCGGTGATGGTGTCGCCCATTTCGCGCAGCTGTGCGCGCAGGGCCGCCTTCACGGTGCCCTGTTCGGCCCGCTGGTCGCGCTCGTCCTCACCCGGCTCGTCAGCGGCTACCGCCTTCGCGCCGTCCTCGGTCGAGAAAGTGGGATTGCCCTTCAGCTTGCCCAGCATATCGTCAGGGACATCAACAGCGACGCCCTTCACGAAATGACGCCCGCCCACCTCCACGCTGTTTGCCGCCGGGTCGCTATCGCCCAGCCACGTTACCTTTGCCATTATGCCGGCTCCTCGACATAACCATCCAGCACGACGATGATCGAGCCGGTGGTGTTGGTGGTCGCACCGCCGACCGTCAGAACGACGGTGGTGTACTGCCCCGATCCGCCGCGCGTGTTCGGCGAGGTCAGGAAGTCGCGGCCGGCTTCTGCGAGCGTCACATTGCTGCCCGCAGCCGCCATCGACGCCGAAGCGAAGTAGCGGGCCGGATCAGCCGCAGCGCCACCGCCGCCACGATCGCCCACGGTATAGGTCGTGCCAGCGCCCGAGCCGCCGACGACCTTTACGAAACCCGAGCGAACCCGGAACTTCGGGTGCAGCTTGAAAAGCTCCACCGTGTCGCCGACAGCCAGCGCCCCGAGCGTCGCGAGGTTGACTTCGGCACGCTCGACCTTGAGCGAGCGGCCACCCATTCCCGGACCCGAAACCGGAGCGCGCGGGTTGGTCATCTGAATGCTCTGGAAATTTGCCATGGTCGTCGCTCCTTACTGGCCGATGGCGGTGGAGGCGGTGAAGACCTCGACCATGCCGTAATTGACACCCGTGAAGCTGGTCTTCTTCTGACCGCGCAGTTCCTCGATCGCGACGCCCGGGCGGAACCCGTAGTCGCGGTCGCGATCGGTCTTCGGCGTCGGGTCCTGTCCGTAAGCCAGCGTCAGCGCGCCGGCACCGCACAGGAACGACCGGTCGACTGCCGCACCCGCAGCACCCACGCCCGGGAGAGGCCGCAGCTCGGGAATCTCGCGCAGGATGACGCCGTTGTAGATGCGGTCGCCCCCCTGGAAGATCGGGTTGCTGTCGACGCCGCGCTCGCGCGCGTCGCGATCGGCCTGCGCGATCAGCGGATCACGGGTTGCCTGCGAGAACGCCCGCGACCCCATGAACATGACGTACCATTCGCGGCCGGCGGTCGCGTCCGACTGATACGGATTGATCGCCATGCCGTTGGCGTTGTTGGTCGTTTCCTTGGCCAGCGACTTGGCTAGGTCGATCACCGCAGCCGACATGCGATCGTTGGTCGTGTCGACGTTGCCGAGCGAGGTCGCCCAGTTGCCCGACGACGAGTTCGCCGTGTCGATGCCGAACAGGATGCGGTCGATGTTGTTCGCGAGATACGCGTTGCGCTGTGCGGCCGTCGACGACGCATACAGCACGCCGGTATCACCCAGCGGCGAACCGTCTGCATCGAGGCCGCCCGGCACGATGATCGACTGGAGCGCGTTGATCACGTCATCACGCAGCCGGTTCTTCGCCCAGATCACCAGACGCTCGCGCGCTGCGTTCAGCAGGTCGATCTCGGTCTTGAAGGCAGTCGACTTCGGCACGACGACGCCGTTGCGCTTCCAGTTGACGCGCACCTGATCGCCATAGTTCTCCATTTCCTCTTCGTTGCCTTCGAGGACCTCGGCGCCTTCGACGCCGCGACCACGAAGCTCAAGGATCAGGGGGACATTGATCGTCGCGCCGGCTTCCGTCCGCAGTTCCGAAAGGATGCGGATGATCGACGCCGACGAACGGCCCATGTAGGGCGAGAAACCCGACTGGCGGGTGTAGGACTTGAGGAAATCGCGCTTCCATACGGAGCGCTCACTGACGTTTGCAAGCTGGACTTCGGCCATGTCTCGTCCTTACGAGAAGATGGCATCGACTCCTGCGAGGGGACCGGTCGCAACCTGTCGAACGTCGGTGTCACCTGACCCCTGCGTCGCCAAGCTCCGTGGCACCTTCACAGGCGGGGACGCCTGTTGGGTCTGAGCCACGGCAGGAGCCGCAGCCTCTACGGATGCAGGCGCGTAGCCTCGCTTGGCGGCTTCTCGTGTGAACCAATCGTCCACGTTGTCGCCGATGTCGCTGAGCATTGCGTCCCGCTTGTGCTGCTGGACGATCCAATCGATGGGGTGCGCTTGGCGGTGATAGGCGGCGGCGAACGTCGGATCGGATTGGGCCTTTTCGAGCGCCCATGTGGACGCCGCATTGACCGTTTCCTCGCCATGCTGCTGCTTAGCCATCAGCTCGCTCATCTGGAACCGCTGTTGCGTGACAGCTTCCTGCACGCGCTGTTCCTGATAAGCGGCGAACCCCTTGGGATCGTCGTAGGGATCGGGCACATCCTGCGGGGCTTGGCGCTGCTGCGACTCCTCCCACTGGCGCTTGTACCGGTCGCGGTCGGCCTCAGCGGCCTTGCGCTTGTCCCGCTCGTCCAGAACGACATTCAGCGGCACTTGGCGCGCTTCTGCCTCCTGAGCGGCGGTTTCGACCGGCTCCTGCGGCTGCTCTACCGTTTCCGGCTCGGCAATCGCTTCCTGAGCGACTTCTTCCGCGACAACCTCGGGCGCAGGTTCTGCCTGCTCCTCTTGGTCGCCTGGGAAAATCTCGTCCAGATGGTCAGCCATGCTCTGCTCCTACTCGCCAGTATCGTCGGCGACATACGCAACGCCCGTAGCGGCGGCCTCCACCTGTTTACGTGTGGTGGTCACGGTTCGCCCGAACCCCGGCGGCGGGTAACAGGTATCTCAATACCTGTTATTCGATCCCGGTTCAACACCTGCAAGTGCATTCGCAAGACTAATTTTGTTGTCCAAGTCCTGCCCCTCAGCCTTGGCCGATGTGAGGGCGGTTTCTGCCTGTATTTTCCCGGCCTCAAGCTGTAGCTGCTGAGCCTGCTGCTCCTGCTGTGCTTGCATCGCCTGCGCCGCCTCCTGCTTGACGGCCTCGATCCGCTCCATGACGCGCGTCTTGTCGGGCAGCGGCGACAGCTCGAGCATGATTTGGAACACCGGCGACATCGGGTCGACGCCCGACTGCACTAGGCCCATGATCGCTTCGAATGTTTCGGTTTCGAGCGCCACAGTATCCGGAGTGCTGGCGATAATGATGTCCATGTCCATCGCCGCAATGCGCTTGTCGTAACCAGTCACACCAACACCAGGGACCATCTGCACTGCTGGCTGCCCAGTCGCAGGATCGATCGTGGGCTGACCCGTCATCTGATCCATGACCGGCTGCGGCTGCATCACCATGCCCATGATAGGCTCGTTGATTTGCAGGAACTCAGGCGCGCGAGGGTTATCCGTTACACGGATATACATCGGCTCGGTCCAGAACTGTTGTGCGCACTGCCACATTTGACGATACACGCGTTGCTCGAGGTCGTCGAAGCGTCCGAAGCCACGACCGAACTGCGTCAGGCCCGCTTGCTGCGCGACCTGCCGAGCGCGGCCCGACGATGCGCTGCCTTCCCGCAAGTCCTGCGCGATCGCGACCGGCACCATTCGACTGAGGCTGTCCTTTGCCTCAGCCAGCATGTTCAGGTTGCCTGTCGCCATGTCGTTGGCGCTAACCGCCTGCCAGCCTTGCGGTATCACGCCATCGGCGCGCGCCGCTTCCTGGCGAACTGTGTCGGCATCAACCGGCGGTGCGTTCATGTCCGTCTGCTGAACCTGCCGGCTGTTGAGCAAGTGCAGGCCACGCGAACGCCGAGCATTAACCTCGTCCTGCATCGGCCGCATATTACGGATTGGGCCGTAACGATTATTCTTGCGGTCGACCTTGAACGACTGCCCTTCGATCGGGCAGCGCGTTTCGCCGGTCAGTACGTTGACGTAAGGCGACTTGCCGAAGTCTAGCCATCCCGCCCCACAGAACACGCAACGCAGCCACTCGTTGCTGTGCTTGTAGTACATTTCCACGACCAAGATACGCTGCGCCTTCACGTCAGCCCAGCGCATCTGCTCCTCAGGACGGTCCTGCCACGTATCTTCGACTGCACTGCTAACTGGCTGCGTCAGGTCACCCATCAGCCTTGCGCGTTCGCCGTACTCGGGATGGCGCTTTATCTCGTCTGCATACATCCACTTGGCGATGCCAAGATACTTAGCGTCGGAGAAGTCATTCCTTCGGCTCGTCGGGTCGTAAAAGAACGTTTCCCAGCGGATTTGCTGAATAGAAATGTCTTTGCCATCCCATTCGACAATAACGGCGGTCAACCCTTGCTTAAGATAGTCTTCCGCGCAGTCCATCTTGATTTGCTGGTAGCGCGTACGATCAGCGATATACCGCAGCGTCTTCGTAGCGACCTCTGCCGACTGCTGATCTTCGGGGTTACGCGGGAATGCGCGCGGGTCGGTCTTACCGCTCTCCATCACGCCGAGGATGCCGTCAATAGCCGGGGCGATGCGGTTATCCATGATCGGGGGCTGACCCCGCGCCTTCAGGATGTCGCGGACCTCGCTGCTTAGCTGGGCCGGGCCGTCGTAATAATCCTGATCGGTCTGCTGGTCTTTGCGCGCCTCATTGGTCAGATCGCGAGCATTGTCGAACATACGGCGCAATTGATTAATGTTCGGCTCAGGCAGATCGGCGCTTTCCTGCCCCGGCGGCACGACTTGCGCGTCCTCATTACGCATCTGGCCGTGCGGCACGACTGCATGAGGTGCGCGGATCGGTGCGTCGCCTTCGATAATCATAGATCAACCCCAAGCAGAGCCAGCGTCCGCTGATTTACGGGTACGGTGATACCTGTCATTTGGTGTTTTGGCTACTGCAATCGGCTTGATCCGCGACAAATGACAATTCATAGCCAGCTCGCCAAAAGCATCCGCGCCATGGCTATTGTCGTCGTGCATCGGGCCGGAATATGTTTCCATACTCCGATTGTACCGGCGCGAGTATCCCCGCAGTCGCTTAAGTCCGAGCGCGCAGGTTGGTTTGTTGAAGAACGCCATAGGCAATATTCGGCGACTAGCGTTAATTCGCTCGGCAGGACCGCTTGCGATCCCAATATTAATCGGCTTCACGCCATGCTCTTGCAGCGTGACCAAGCGCGATCGTCCGGCGCCCCATTCGCGAACCCGAACGTCATGCGGCAGGAAGTGGCGGCCGTAGCGATACATGGCTACACGATCCGACATGCGCTTAGCCGCATCCACAAGCTCGGGCAGCGCCTGCGCAACGATCTGCTCCACGCCCTCCCCGCTCGTCTCGAAATAGTCGATGAACCGGATTTGCTGCCCGTTCTCCTGTGCGAACCAGATCGCGGTGTAATCGTCGACACCGATGTCCCAGCCAGTGATGACCGGCAGCGCTGGATCGTAGGGGAAGTCACCGATCCGACCGGCTTGGTCAGCCTGCTCCAGCAGCAGCGCGTAATAGGCACCCTCGCTGACGATCTCGTAGCCGCCATCCCAAACGTGCATCGCCATTTCGGGATCACGTGCGCGGTCGTCGGCCATTTCCTGCCGCATTTCGTCGGGCAAATGTGGATTTTCGCTCCAGTTGACCCGCTCGACGATTGCATCGCTTGGCGGGTTCGGGCCACGCAGCAGCTCGTCTACCGCATCGGTGTCGTGGCGCGGGTTCCAGGTGAACCACAACTCCGAACCTGGAGCGCGGATTGTCGGGCGCAGCATCCGCAGCGACGTGCGGCTGAGCGTCTGCGCTTCCTCGACCCACGCAATGTCGTATCCCTCCAGCGACTTGATTGTCTCGGCGCTGTAGGCCTGCATCCCACGGAAGATGATAAGCGAGCCGTGCGGGCCGCGTATCTCCGCTTCCAGCACGGTGAACTGGTCGCCCAGCCCGAATTTGGCAATCTTATCGATCAGCAGCTGGCGCACCGACTCCTTCAAGCTGTTCTGCACTTCGCGAATACACACAGCGCGAGTTTTTGCAGAACAGCAGCGCGCGATAAGGCGTTCGGCGAACTCATGGCTCTTGCCGCTCGCACGGCCGCCAAAAGCACCCTTGTAGCGACTGGGGCGATCGAACTTGCGGCTCCACTCAGGCGCGTCACGGAAGCGCACCACAAGCTCCCTGCGAGCCGCATCACGGTCCGCAACGGTCAGCATCAGTTGCCCTTGCCCTTCGCTGCCGCGATGGCGCGCAAAGTGGCTTCGTCGAGGCTGGACGTGTCGAGGGCCTCGGTCTTGATCGCGGGCAGATCAGCAGCGCCGCCCAACGCCAGCTTGTCGCCGTATTTCTGCGGCATCAGCTTCGATAGATACCATTTGCGGGCATCCAAGGCGACGCGCGCCAAACCCGCATCCTTGGCCGCTACAGCCTCCTCGATCGCCCTGTCAGCTTCGGCATCGAGACCAGCTTCGCGCGCGCGTGCGTAGCGGTCAGCGAGGTCCCGGTCGTTCGCGCAGTCCATCAGGAACAGCGACTTCCCCAGCCCAAGCTCCCGACATGCCTTGGTGAGATTGCCGCTCTCCGCAATCGCGTCCAGAAGCGGCTGCCAATCCCTATCAGTCACCTATTCCTCCATGCGTAAAATTGTGCGGAACCGTGTTGACGTGCGGATGTTTTATCTTCATAAGGATAAACATCAGGAACGGAAAGACGATCATGGAAAAGCCCGCTCAGGAACCGCTTATGATTCCCCTCGGCCGCTTGCAGGGCACTGTCGCAGCTGCTCCCGGCATGCGGGTCGCCACGACCGTCAACAGCCAGCCCGGCCCCATCCATTACAGCTGCTACGACTACCGCGTGACGGGGACGATCAAGAGCGTCCGCCTCGCATACATTGGGCACAGCGTGACAATCATCCTCGACGAGAAGCTGGCGAGCGGCGGTAACGAAATCACCATCTCCATTCCCAGCCACCGCAGCATTGTGGCGCTGTCCGAGGGCGAATGACATGGCCGGCATCCCAGGCAAGGGCGGCGTGAAAGGCCGCTCGGGTGCGCCGATGAAGCCAGCAGCCGAACGCAAGATCGGTGTCAGCCTGTCCATGACGCCAGCCCTGCGCGACCGCGTGCGAGCGGCCGGCAACGCGACCGTCATCGCGATCCTTGAGGAAGCGCTGCCATAGCTCACCACCGCCCCCTCCATGCGTTGAGATAGTCGCGGGCGTGATCCGCGTGGGGTGTGGCGCCTACTCCCCCGCCGGCTGCCAGCTGGCGATAGGCATGCCCTCGCAGCGCGAACCAAGCCGCCAGTCGTACTTCGTCGGGTCGCGATTGCGGCAGACCCACCCGTTCACCAAACGCAGGTCGACCCGCTCGTGCGGCGGTGGGGTGCCGGTGTTGCGCGGCATGGGTCACGCGGCCTCGTCCTTACGGGTCAGCCGTTCATAGTCCTCCTGGCGCACCCAGCCCTGCGACAGGCCGAGCCGCAGGAAGTCCGACGTCAGATGCTTGATCTGGTCAAACGGCAGCGGCGAATTGTCATCGATCGCGGTGTGATGCGGCGGCGGTGGTGGCTGGGCTGGGTTGCGCTGCCGATACTCCGCAAACGCCTTCGCCTGCTTCCGATCCTCAAGCGCCGTGCCGACCTCCTTGACGATGGTCGGGACGATCTTCGACGGATGGTCAGCAGTTTCCATCGCCTTCATGCAGCCGCGCCTCAGCAGGCCGATCGGCAGATGACCGAGAACGCGGTAGGCGGCGTTCAGCCACATCTTGCGGTCTTCCCGCGACATGCTGA